CCTCCCGGTGCTAGTCGCTAGCCTGCCAAGGCTCTCTACTGGGACGTCTCCCGACGTTCCGGGTTGAACGGACAGATTGGTTGAGTGACATGTCACTTTCTCTGGGAGGGGTTCCTCGTGAGAGGTCCCGGACCTTGGACATCGTGCGCCCGTATATTGAATACACGGGTACCACGATTTCAAACCAGGGTTCTTTTACCTTCCGTACTGGTGAGTTCACCAGTGATGAGAACCATATCGTCAGGGATGAGTTTAGAAAGTATCATGGCAATCGCCGTGAGTTTTCTAGCTTCATTGATGTGGGTGGTCCTTTCTTTAATGAGAAGACTACCTACGAGGATAGTGGACGGATTTATTCCGCCTTTACGGGCTCCGGTCAATTTCTCCGGAGTTTCCGCGGTCCTCAACTTCCATACGCATCCACGCTCGTTGACCGTACTTTCGGCACGGGCACGTATTGGAACCCTGTCGTGACTGCGAGCTCTGAACTAGAGCTGAATTCATTTGGGACGTCTGCGATCTCGCAGACTGCTCCAGTGAACCCGCATGCACATGTCTTGACTGCAATCAGCGAACTTTATCGCGACGGACTACCGTCCGCAGTTGGTGTAAAAACCATTCGTGATAAGGACGTAGGGAGCGAGTTCCTGAACTATCAGTTCGGGATCGCACCTCTACTAGCTGACCTGAAGGATCTTCATAAAAGTCTGGGTGAATCTGAAAAGATTCTGAACCAGTACCTAAGAGATTCTGGCAGGAGAGTCAGACGGCGATATGAGCAACCTGAAACTGTAGAGAGTTCCATGACAAGCAGCGTTGGATCGGCCAATCTTGGCCGACCCTCCGTTGCTGGGACTCTCTATGATGGATCGACGTCAGGTACGACACGAACTACAACGACGACTATCAAGTCGAAGAAGTGGTTTAGTGGGTGTTTCACCTACCATGCACAGTTGCCTTCTGGCACTATGTCTGGTATCGAACGGAGACTCCGTGAGTACAATATACTCTACGGAATACTTCCAACTCCGGAAGTTCTCTGGAATTTGACGCCGTGGTCCTGGGCCGCAGACTGGGTAGCAAACATTGGAGATGTTTTAAATAATGTCTCCATGTTCCAGTCAGACGGCCTGGTGCTTCTCTACGGATACGTGATGGAACATAAAACCATCACTCGTCAGCATCATACATACGGCTACTCCCTGAAAAATGGGGGTGCTGTTAATGAGGTGCAGACCTTCACCAGTGAGGTGAAGACTCGTAGGAAAGCTAGTCCGTTCGGGTTTGGTCTAAAACCGGTGGATTTCTCTAGCCGGCAATGGGCCATTCTGGCTGCCCTTGGTTTGTCCAGGGGTAGGGGGATTGCGTTCTGAGTTCTATCCAGAATAGCGTCCTATGCAACACCTTGTTCACCAATTGGTGGGCAAGACATCGGCTTGGGGAAACCCATCCTCAGGCCTTCTGTTTGGAGCAATGCCTATGTTTTCCGATCCCCAGTCAGTCACGATCTCGTCGGTGGCCCAGTCTCTTCCGAGAGTGAGCACAGACGGGCAGTCGTCCTCGTATTCTAAGGACGATGAAACTGTCCGGATGTCCATTACGCACCAGTCCACATCTAAGGGCCGTGTGCGTCGTGGCGTCCGACTTGACGTGTCGAAAATCGCTGCTGACCCGTTCGTGGCAAACCAGTCACGGAAGGTCAACTCTGCATACTACGTCACGATTGACGAGCCTGCAGACGGTGTGTTCACCAACGCCGAGCTCCTTGCAAACATGAAGGGGCTGGTGGGGTGGACCTCCGATGCGAACCTGACAAAGCTGATCGCTGGCGAAAGCTAGCGGTTAGCCTACGGGGATCCCACGATGGCCCTATGGTCATCGTGGTCTTTCCACATGGTCTTGTTTTCATAGACCTAGTGGAAGAAGAAGGTACAACATAGGCTACGGATTCCGAACACCTCTGTATTAAGGAGGGACGGATGAAAAGCCTGATGTTGCTCTGGCAGACAGTCGCTGATGAATTTGGCGACTTATGCGGCGTTAGCACCCTTCGTGATTTTCAAACTGTCACGAAGCGTTGCGAAGATGAAGGGTTATCGTTTATGACGATAACTCTACCAAGCTTCTGTCAGGACCTCCAAAAAGGTCTTGCAGACGGCAAGGTAACTCGCGACTCATTCCAGGGTTTCTCCTGGAGAGCAGGTCTCCCCCAATTTCTTGGGGGTTTCCTCGAGCTCATCTTCAATGCGAAGACTGGTTCCCTTGTTGATGAACCCTCGATCGAAGCAATAACCGCTGTCAGGCAACTTTGTTTGCTTTTCAGCAAACTAGAGTTGCCTGCCTCTAATAAGAGGAGGCGGGCCTCGTTGAGGGGGTTTGTTGATTGTGAGTCGGAAATCAAAAGATCCGACGGTGTTCGAAGCGTGGAAGATCTCCATGCTTTCGGACGCCTTGCAGGTCTCGTTTGGAGCGAGGTTCTCCAGAGAGTCGAGAATGACCTCTGGAGAGAACATGCTGGCCGAAGGGACAATACCCTCTGGCCCTACCTCGTTCCAAAGCACGGTCCTGGAGCTACCGCAGACAGACTTACCGGGAACGGTAAGTTCGATGTCTGTGAATGGTCCCAGCGCCTGGAGGTACTATTCCCTTATGGGGAGTATGCACTTCCGTCTTGGCGGTATCATTCTCGGTATGACCGTGTCGATCTCCGCGAACCTGGTTCTGAACGACCCGTTAGGGTTGTTACAGTTCCTAAGACTCTGAAGACACCCCGTATCATAGCAATTGAGCCGAGCTACATGCAATACATGCAACAGGGCTTGGCCGCTATGATCGTGCCCTCGATCCAAAGGGATTATTCTCTGGGTCGGGTGGTCGGCTTCGATGACCAGTGGCGTAATAACCAACTGGCAAGAAGAGGCTCTCTTGATGGGAGCTTTGCAACACTCGATCTGAGTGAAGCGTCCGATCGTGTCTCCAATCAGCTCGTTAGGGCCATGCTCTCACGGTTTCCTCATCTTAAGGAAGCTGTGGAAGCAGTTCGGTCCCGAAAAGCTGATGTACCTGGTTTCGGCGTTATTCGCCTGGCCAAGTACGCGTCTATGGGTTCGGCTCTCACGTTCCCTATCGAGGCGATGGTTTTCACCACACTCGTGTTTCTGGGGATCGAAAGAGCTAAGGGAACCACGTTGTCAAGGAGCGATATTTTTAAGCTCCGAGACATGGTGCGTGTCTACGGGGATGACATTATTGTCCCCGTGGAATATGCGCGAACCGTGATACAGACCCTTGAGCTTTATGGCTTGAAGGTCAACGTCCGCAAATCTTTCTTTGAGGGTAACTTCAGAGAGAGTTGCGGGAAGGAATATTACCTTGGCCACGATGTTAGTGTGGTCAAGGTCCGGCGCGTTGCCCAGATGGGTAACGTTGTCGAACTTCCTTCGTCACGGCGGTTTGTTCCTGAGGTCGAGTCGACCGTCGCTCTCCGTAACAGGTTTTACTTGTTCGGATTGTGGCGGACGGCCGCCTGGCTTGATGAGTGGATTGACCGACTTTTGGGTCAGCAATATCCGCCTATCGAAGTCAGAGCGATGGTTCCGTGGGAGGAACCGTCGCCGAGATCTCAGATGCTTGGTCGCTGGAGTGTTCTACCCATTAAGTACCCACTGGGTATTGTACGGGTGGACCCTGGCCGACAGACCCTGATGATAAAGGGGTGGGTCGTCCAAAACCGAGCACCGGCTTCGCCGGTGTCAGGGATAGGAGCCTTGCAGAAGGTGTTGAGCCCCAGAAGGTTTAAACCTTTTGAGGACCCTCGGCATCTGGAACGAACTGGACGTTCTGAGTTCGTCCGCATGAAGCTCAGATGGATCCACGTTTGATTCACTCAAGCGTGTGATGAAGTGGAATTTCCCGCCACTTCGCGCGGAGGCAGTAGCTGCCTTCACGGCTTGTGCAGGAATATGTTCGCCATGATTTCTATGGAGAACAGTGTGATGCCTAGTGCGTCACAAGGTCACGGTTTTCATTTTCCGTGCCTGGTGGGAGTTTAAAGAGCCCATCGGGTCGCCTCCGGGTTCCCTGCTGACCTAGCTTCGGCTGGGGATGTAGATAATCCCGGTGGTTGCGCGGATAAAG